TTGGACACTTGTTGATACGTTTTATGAACCATACCTAGGGCACGAACTTAGAAAACTCAAAGACAAAGACAAGCGCCTTCTTGAGTTCCTTGCTCGTGGTATGACTGCCGAGAACTTTTCAACCTTCGTGCGTAATGTACCAGCACCAGACACTGAGGAACACGCCAAGGAACTCGTGGAACTCCTCTGGCAATGGCGTAACACACCAACTCACGACACCCCTTTTAACCACGGGTTCTTTAGCTTTGAGGTCAAGGCACCTATCTTTGTGAGGGCACAGTTGGTGAAGCATGAGTATCTGATCATGTCAGAGTATTCCCGTAGGTACATTACTGATGACGTGGAGTTCTATGAGCCTGACTACTGGCGCAAGGCTGCACCTGACAAGAAACAAGGGAGTCTTGAGGAACCTGTAAAACTTGTGTGGGGACCAGAGCATCAGTATGAGAAACCTCTTGGGGTATACAATAGGATGATTGAGTGTGGAGTAGCACCAGAGCAAGCACGTATGGTACTCCCACAGTCTCTTATGACTGCATGGACATGGAGTGGTACACTAGGGGCATTCGCCAAGATGTGCCAGCTACGTTGTCACCCAGAGGCACAGTACGAGAGCCGCTTGGTTGCTAACAAGGTGTACGAAGAACTGAAGAAGCAGTTTCCTGTAGCTGCTCCGTTACTCGTAGAAGGAGTCCTTTAACAATGAGATGTTCTATTTGTGACAGAAGTGATACTAGATTTATTTACAATAACTGGCACTGTTCTTCGTGTGAAGACTCTATTCGCCAAGCACTAGGCGACTTGCATGAGGAGGATATTCAAAAGATTATTGCAGGTGATAATGATATTGACTTCGAGTTTTCTGTGGATGACTCTGATTATTCATCTTGTGTAGACGAGGAGAGTTAATGAAGACACACCAAAGCTGTCCTTCTTGTGGAGGCAATGGATGCTTGACAACTTTTGATGACGGTGGTACTTACTGTCACCAATGCTTTGCTGGAAAGAAAGGAGAAACTATGGACGCATCTGAACAGTCAGACCTTAAGTTTGAACATGTAGGCTATCGGGGTATTGACAAAGAGTACTGCGTGAAGTATAATGTTCTTACAGGTTTTGACTCCGAGGGTAATGAAGTATCTAGAGTATACCCCTACCCTCACAGACCTAAGACACGTATCCTACCTAAGGATTTCACTCAGAACAAAGGGTTCACCAATGACCACCTTCTTGGAATGGACTTTTTCAATGCAGGTACTTCTAAGAAGCTTACTATTGTAGAGGGAGAAGATGATTGGCTTAGTGCTGTACAACTACTAGGGGATCGTTGGCCTGTTGTAGCTCTACCCGGTGCTGGTTCGATTAAGCAAGTTCTCAAGAACCCTAAGTGTTACAACTACCTTAAGGCTTTTGACTCTCTTGTGATTGCCTCGGACGGAGATGAAGCAGGAGACAAAACAGCCGAGATACTTACGAAAGCATTTCCTAACAAGTGTTATCGTGTGTCAATGACGATGTACAAAGACCCAAATGATTACCTTACCAATGGGTCTGGTTCAGACTTTCTCTACGCTTGGATGAACGCAAAGAAGTATACACCAAGTAATGTTCTCAACACTCCTGACCAGTTCTTGTCTTTGTATAAGGATGCACCTGAACACCAGTACATTCCCACAGGTATTGAATCCTTGGATGATAAAATTCTTGGTCTTATGCAAGGTCACTTTACTGTTATCAAGGCACCTACCGGATTGGGTAAGACGGAGTTTATGCGGTATCTTGAGTACCAGATGCTTAAGCAAGGGGTTCCTATCGCTGCATGGCACCTAGAGGAAACTAAAGTACGTACTCTTCTTGGTCTTGTTTCTTACCATTGTGGAGATAACCTCACACGACAGGACATCATCGCAGAGAAGGAGAAAGACAAAGAGGTTCAAGATGCTATCTGTGACTTGACAAAGGATGAAAACTTCTACCAGTTTTACCTTGAAGACACAGATGGTGCTGATGAACTTTGTGAGCAGATTAGGTACTTTTCTGAGGTGTGTGGTTGTAAGTACGTATTCTTTGAGCCTATCCAAGATGTGATTACTTCAAGCTCAGAGGACGGTAAGGAACAATCTCTTGCTGACTTGTCTGTTCGTCTGTCTAAGCTTGCTGCTAGTCTTGGTGTCGGTATTGTTACTATTGCACACACCAACGATCAAGGAGAACCAAAGTATTGTAAGATGATTGGACAAAGGGCTTCTGTTATGATCGACTTGTCTCGTGACAAACAATCAGATGATCCAGAGGAGAGTAACACCACCTACCTTGAGATTCAAAAGAATCGTCCAGCATCTATCGAGGGTAGAGCAGGGGCTATGTTATTTGACCTCAAAACTTTTACTATGAAAGAAAAACTACTTCCATTCTAAGGAAATAATGTATGAAGTATTTGCAGGATGGGAAAGAACAATTGAACAAGGAGGACTTTCAGAGGAATCCCTTTTCTAAAAGCGACTGGATTAAGCAGACACAGGATGATCCTTGTGATACAATGATGCCTGTACAAAAACAGAAGGAGAAAAAAGATGAGTGAGTACACACCTGATAACTGGGTAGTCATTAAGTTTAATGGTGACGACCCACACTACCGCATTCTCGCTGGCTGGTCTGGTGGGTACCTCCATGGAGACAGTTGGCGTATGAACTCGGGTATCACTAGGGTAGACTCTGACGATGACTACTACTATTTCTTTGGTTCTTCCCAGAGTTGTTACGTTTGTAGTAAACGGTCTTATTGTTTGCAAGCAAATAACGCATCCGTTTGGCATAAGCTAGAAGAGTTACACGGGGACAAAGTAGAGCTTATGCCCGAGGAAACCAACTGGTTAGAAATAGATTGGATCATCAATTGAGGATAACCACTTTTGACATAGAGACAGACGGACTTGACCCTAGTGTAGTCTGGTGTATTGTCTGTAAAGAACTAGGTAAAGAGCCTCAAGTATTTACCTATAAAGGTGGCTTTGGGTATAAAACGTTAGAGGAGTTTAACGAGTATGCAAAGTCTGTTGACCTTTGGGTTGCACACAACGGCCTTAGTTTTGATGTCCCTGTTGTTAACAGGCTTCTTGGGACTGGTATCGAGGAGGATCGAGTGGTTGATACCTTCGTTGTGTCTCGTCTTGTCAACTACTCTGGTTACAATACTCATAGTCTCGATGAGCTTGGTGCTTCCTTAGGAGAGCCTAAGACTAAATTCAACGACTGGTCGTGTCTATCTCAAGAGATGATTGACTACTGTATTCAAGACGTAGTGGTAAACGAGAAGATATACAACCACTACAAGCGTTTCATCTGGTCAGAAGACTGGAGAGATGCTATGCGCCTTGAGCATGATATGGTTCTTGTCAATAACGACATGAGTAAGAATGGATTTCTCTTTGACATTCCACGGGCTAAACAACTACTATCATCAATCAAGCTTAGGCTTACAGAACTAGAGGAGATATTTCAACAAGTCTGGCCTCCTGAGATTGAAGAAGTCAACCGTATCAAGTTTAGAGCCAAACAAGATGGAACACCATTCAAGTCTGTGACGGACGCATACGAGAAGTACCCATCTGTAGTGCTTGATGGTGATGAACTTTCTTGTGGTGACTATGTTGCTTTTAAGCCCGGTAGTGCTAAGGACCGTATCGAAAAGTTATGGGAATCAGGTTGGTCACCTACAGAAAAGACAAAGACACACTTCAAGTTCGATAGAGAAGGTAAGGCTGGTTCATGGTGGGGTAAGACAAAACTAACTGAAAAACTTGTTCAGGAGAAAAAAGAACACTTTGCATTCTATGGTTGGACAGTAGGTGAGACAAACCTTCTGACACTGCCTGAGGACGCTCCTGAGGGGGCTAAGAGACTCGCTGAGTGGTTGACCCTAGAGGGACGTAGAAGCTCCCTAGAAGAGTGGTTAGGGTGTGTTGCAGAGGACTCTCGTATCCATGGTAAGTTCTGGAACATCGGGGCTTGGACACACCGTATGTCTCACTCTGCTCCTAACCAAGCGAACATCTTCTCTCCTTTTCATGGTGAACCAAGGAATGCTGTGGAACAAGTGAAGGCAGACTATGACCGTGACCTGAGAGCTTTGTGGTGTACGGACAAGGTTCTGGTAGGTACAGATGCAGACGGAATACAATTACGCATCCTTGCACACTACATGAAGTCTGAGGCATACGCAGAAGCTATTCTTAATGGAGTAAAAGAGAATGAGACGGACATCCATAACCTTAATCGCAGAGCATTGGGACTTAACAGCATTACACGAGATGATGCAAAGACTTTTATCTATGCTTGGTTGCTTGGAGCAGGAACCGCAAAGATCGCATCAATCCTTCGAGTGGGAGCAAGTCAAGCGAGAGGAGCAATGGAGAATTTCCTTGAAAGCATTCCTGAACTTGGAGAACTTAAGCGTGGAAGAATTCCAGCAGACGCTCGAAGAGGTTACTTCACAGGACTCGATGGACGTAAAGTTGTCTGTGACTCGGATCACTTAATGCTTGCAGGGTACCTTCAGAATGGCGAGGCTGTTGCAATGAAGAGATGGATACGTGACTGGAGGCAGATGGCAACTGAGGCTGGTTTATGGTTTAGACAAGTGGACTTTGTACATGATGAGGTTCAAGTAGAAGTAGAAACAAAGGAGGACGCTAAGACACTTATCGAGATACAGCAAAAGGCTATGGAAAAAGTAAGTTTTGACTTGAATCTTTTCTGCCCTCTCACTGTATCAGGAGACATTGGCTCAAACTGGGCGGAGACACACTGATGAAATATAAAATGGGAAAGAAAGTACATCATAGTGAGTGGGTTCCGGGTAAAGTTTATTTCCTAGAAGGAGGTACTAGTCCTTTTTTACTGGTAAGTAAACCACCTACAGCTTCTTGGAACCATAGAGATGAGTCCAACTACAAAGCAGAATACATTAGTGGTGTGAAAGCAGACGGAACTAAAACCTATCTTATTGAAGCAATCGAACAAGAGGAAACTCAAATGGCTACTAAACTCTACGAAATCAAAGACGACATCGGTAACTTGTCTTACGGTCACAAACTTGCCCGTGATAGCTCAGGTAAGTGGGTGATGGAAATTAAAGGCCGAGGTGATATTGTTGCAGTCGAACCCTCTAAAATTAAAGAGGTTCTTCCTTATACTATCGACGTATCTTTCAGTAATACTGGCCAAAACTATAGTTACATTTCTGAGGCTGGTTTTGCTAGTGTGGGTGACTTGTTTGTTATTGACGCTCCTAGTGGGCGAGAGATTGTTCGAGTCGAAGGTGTAAATACAGAGAAAAAGTCAGCTACTAAAGAATTTAAACCTCTTGGCAAACTTCTTCTTGACACTGAGTAACTTATATGTCATACTATTACTATGAGGTAGTAAAAAGTCTACCTAAGTTTAACAAAAGGAAAGTAAACGAATGACTACACAATTGATTGAACTCGAAGGCATTGCAAGCTGGGCAAAGGTTCTTGAGACTAATCGAGATATGAATACTGACTTTCATGGTGAAGGTGGTGCCTACACAGTCGATGTTCAATTGGAGAAAGAAGAGCTGGATAAACTCACTAAGTCTGGTTCTCGTCTGAAGCCTAAGCTTGGTGATGATGGCGTATCCATTCGCTTCAAGCGTAAACACATCCATCCGGGTGGTATCGAAGAGCTTGGTGGTCCACCCAAGGTTGTTGGTCCTGACAAAGAGCCTATTGACAGTCTTATCGGAAATGGTTCTCGCGTAAAAGTCTATGTTTCTGTCTACGACACTAAGCTTGGTAAGGGTACTCGTCTAGAAGGTATGCAAGTTGTCGATCTTGTCAAGTATGAGAGTGAAGGTGGTGAAGGTGGAGGGGTAAAGCTTCCCTTCTAAGAGTGTCAACTCGATTTGTCCTGAGCATGACGGTAAACTGCTCTACTTTCACAAAGGATTTTACATGAAGAAAATCAATACACTCGTACAAGATATCTACGGTGAGCTAGAGAAACGAGGCGGTTGGGATCGAGCAATCACTGACTACTTCCTTGAGTTGATGCGGGACTTCGCTGAGACTCGAATGGAGCGTCAAGAAGAACAAGAGCAACGTGGCCCCACTCTTCGGTTGTCTCAAATGGGTAAACCTTGTAAACGCCAGATTTGGTACAACATGAATCAACCCGGAGACTCTTCTTCTCTTCCTCCTAGTACTCTACTCAAGTTTAAATACGGAGACATTATCGAAGCTCTTGTCTTGTCTCTTGCTAAAGCAACAGGACACAAGGTGGAGGGTGAGCAAGATGTACTCTACGTAGAAGGCATCAAGGGGCACAGAGACGCAGTTATAGACGGTGTTACTGTTGATGTAAAGTCTGCTTCTAGTTTTGCCTTCAAGAAGTTTGAGAGTGGTGGTCTACGGGATGATGATCCTTTTGGCTATATCTCACAGCTTAGTTCTTATGTTCTTGCTGGTCGTGAACATGAAGTAGAGTCTCACCCTAGTCTAGGTGCTTTTCTTGTCATAGACAAACAAAACGGTACCGTATGTCTTGATATGTACGACCTTGGCCCAGAGATTGATGGCAAGGTTGAAGAGTTTCAGTACATCAAAGACATGGTAAAAAAACCTGAACCACCTGAAAGGAGTTTTACAGATGAGCCTGATGGAAAGTCTGGAAATCGTAAACTATGTGTTCAATGTTCTTACTGTGACTACAAGTCCTCTTGCTGGCCTAAGCTACGAACTTTCTTGTATAGTGGCAAACCGAGGTTTCTTACTGAAGTCGCTCGTGAACCAAAGGTACCTGAGCTAAACTAATGACAAAAAGAATCTCAGTACAATCAGCCAAAGCTAAAGGACGGAACCTACAGAATTGGACCAGAGACAAGCTGTTGGAGTTCTCTGACGGATTAGAACCTGACGATGTAAAGTCTACTTCAATGGGAGCCGGAGGTGAAGATGTTCAGCTTTCTCCTGCTGCTAGACGACAGTGGCCTATCTCTATTGAATGTAAAGCTAAGAAAGCCTTTGCCTTCTATAAGGAGTATGACCAAGCGAAAGCTAACTGCCCTGATGGTGCTGAACCCATTCTTGTCTGTAAGGGAGATAGAAAGAAACCAATGGTAATTGTTGATGCAGAATACTTCTTTAAGGAGTTTAAAAATGAAGATTGACTTTCGAGTACAAGAAAAGATTAATGACCTAGACTACGAGCTAGAAGTATACTCAAACGATGGTGAGCACTTTCGTGTGTGTGAAAACAAGTCACGATACTTTGAGTTTGAGACAAGGGAAGACTTTTACAATCACTTTGAAGACGCAGCAAAATGGATTTTTGGAACATGACTAAAACAGCAATTGTGTATTCGTGTTCTCACTCAGACCCCTCAGTATCTAACGAAAGGTTTAGTTGGTTAGGTGAACTCATCTATGACATCAAACCTGACTACGTAGTAGACTTGGGGGATGGGGCAGACATGAAGTCCTTGAACTCATACGATGAACGATACCCTCAACAACTGGTGATGCAAAACTATGGTAAAGATATTGACTGGTATAATGACGCTATGGAAAGGGTTCGTTGGAAGTTTCGTCACCACAAAAGAAAACAACCTGCATGGTTTGGGTTTGAGGGAAACCACGAGTATCGAATCAAAAAGGCTATTGCCCACGACCCACGACTCGAAGATACAGAGGGACGCGGTTACGGGATTTCCTTTGGGCATCTTCAAACAGATCACTGGTTCACAGAGTACCATGAGTACCATAACAGTGCCCCCTCTATCGCTGATTACGATGGTGTCAGTTACGCTCACTACTTTGCTTCTGGTAACTATGGGACTCCTGTTAGTGGCACTCACCATGCTTATACCCTCCTCCAAAATAGGAACCATTCTTCTACTTGTGGCCATAGCCATAAGCGTAGCCTGTACTTTAAGGACGGTGCTCACCCTACGGGTATTATTGGTCTGGTCGCGGGTTGCTACAAAGGGGCGGAAGAAACATGGGCCGGACAAAGTAATAACGAGTGGTGGAAGGGTGTTGTAATTAAACGAGAGCTTTCTAACGGTATGTACGAACCTGAGTTTGTCTCTCTCAAAAAACTAGAGGAAACTTATGGCCCTTGAAGAAAGAACAGTAACTAAAGACTACCTTAACTTGTACATAGACACTATTCAAAAAGGTAATCCAGTTGTATTTGTTGAGGCAGACAATCTACTAGCAGTAGACCACCCTGAAAAAGGCTACCTAGTACTACAAATTGCGGATAAGGTAACAGGAGATGGATAAGATTCAAATTCTTGCAGACAACTATCCACTCCCCGACCTACTTGAGCAGAATGACGTAGAAGAATATATCATTGTGAAGTGGTTGGTGGACGAAGGTATGGTTGATCTTGACGACTACTTTTTTGACGATGACATTGACACAGGAGAAAGCGATTGAGTATTACAAAAGAAGATATCCTTGAGCTATCAAACCGACATGAGCAGCTATCTATGTTTGAGTACTGGTCTGCCGATGATGAACAGCAACACAATGACCATGTGGGTAAATCAATTCTTAACATGGTGGATGAGTACGCAGAGACTACAAAACAAGAGCCAGACCCAGACCTTTACACCCAACTTATAGTAGAAGAGTACGAAGAGTGGGATTTTGAAACTAACTTAAGGGGCAACGAGTTTTCAAAGCATTATAATCAAACTTACAGTCCAAGTTCAGAGCTTAAAGAACTGTCCGATCTAGTCTACGTCATCTACGGATATGCTCTCTCTCGTGGCTGGGACTTGGACGAAGCGGTACGACGAGTGCATGAAAACAATATGGGTCGTATGTATCAACCAGACGGAACGATCAAAAGGCGAAAAGATGGAAAGATTCTAAAAAACAAAGACTACCCTAAAGTAGACCTTAGCGACCTAGTATAAAACAAAGGAAAAGAACAAATATGACTAACAACTATCTGCCCACCCCATACCAAAGTTTTATTCACAAGAGCCGCTACTCTCGGTGGGTACCTGAGGAAGGTCGTCGTGAAGAGTTCAACGAAACTGTTGATCGGTTTATTACAAACATTGTAAATGACGTAGACCCAAACACAGTACAAGACATTGAGCAAGCCATTCTTAACCTTGAAGTAATGCCCAGTATGCGGGCAATGATGACTGCTGGTAAAGCTGCTGAACGTGATAACACTTGTATCTACAACTGTAGTTACCTGCCTGTAGATGACCCTAAGTCTTTTGATGAAGCTATGTTCATTCTGCTGTGTGGCACTGGTGTAGGGTTCTCTGTAGAGCGACAGTATATCAACAAACTGCCAGAGGTACCTGAGACTCTCTATGAGAGCGACACAACGGTTGTAGTGAAGGACAGCAAGGAAGGTTGGGCAAAAGCCTACCGTCAAGTCCTGAGCCTTCTCTGGGCCGGTGAAGTACCTAAATGGGATGTGTCTAAGGTTCGACCTGCTGGTGCTAAGCTCAAGACCTTTGGTGGTCGTGCTTCTGGTCCTGCTCCTTTGGTTGACTTGTTTCGGTTTACCATTGACAAGTTTCAAGGTGCTGTTGGCCGTAAGCTGAACTCTGTAGAGTGCCATGACATCATGTGTAAGATTGGTGAAGTTGTTGTGGTTGGTGGTGTACGCCGCTCTGCTATGATCTCTCTGAGTAACCTGTCTGATGACCGTATGCGCCATGCTAAGTCTGGTCAATGGTGGGAGACACAAGGGCAACGGGCTTTGGCCAACAACTCTGTGTGCTACAGTGAAAAGCCTGATGTAGAAACTTTTATGCGTGAGTGGACATCCCTTATTGAGAGTAAGTCTGGTGAGCGTGGTATTTTCAATCGAGTAGCCTCTCAAAAGCAGGCAGCTAAGAATGGTCGTCGTGACCCTAACTTTGAGTTTGGTACAAATCCATGCAGCGAAATTATCCTTCGTCCCTACCAGTTCTGTAATCTAACTGAAGTCGTAGTACGTGCTACTGATACTATCGAAGACCTAGAACGTAAGGTACGTTTGGCTACAATCTTAGGTACTATCCAAAGTACGTACACTAGCTTTCCTTACCTTCGTAAGGTGTGGCAGAAGAATACTGAGGAAGAGCGGTTGCTTGGGGTAAGTCTTACAGGTATCATGGACAATCCACTGATGACAGCAACGAACAAAGGATTGGAGAGCACTCTTGAACATCTTCGGGAAGTTTCTGTTAGCACTAATGCTGATTGGGCTGTACGTCTTGGCATCCCCGCTTCTACTGCTATTACTTGCGTCAAGCCCTCAGGAACTGTGTCACAACTCGTTGATAGTGCCTCTGGCATTCACACAAGACACTCTGATTATTACATTAGAACAGTGCGAGGAGATAACAAAGACCCATTGACACAGTTTATGATTGACCAAGGTGTTCCTAGCGAACCTTGTGTGATGAAGCCAGATACGACAACAGTCTTTAGTTTTCCGACTAAGGCCCCTGAAGGTGCTATCACACGACATGGTATGGGTGCTATTGAACAGCTTGAGACTTGGTTAATGTATCAGCGTCACTGGTGTGAACACAAACCCTCTATTACTGTGAGTGTCAAAGAGGACGAGTGGTTGGATGTTGGTGCATTTGTTTACAAGTACTTTGATGAGATGTCTGGTGTATCTTTCCTGCCTTACGATGGTGGGTCGTACCAACAGGCACCTTACCAAGAGTGTGATAAGGAACGCTACGAAAAAGTTTTGAGTGCAATGCCTAAGACTATTGACTGGTCTAAACTAGCTGAGTATGAAGCTGAAGACAACACGACAGGAATGCAGTCACTTGCTTGTAGTTCTGATGGATGTGAACTGGTAGACATCTAATGGACAAGTACACGATAATCAGTAAACAGAACTGTTCTTTTTGTTACAAAGCAGAGGAGCTTCTTAAGGCTAAAGAAGAGCAGTACGAGCTTCTTTACATTGAAGATGAGCCTTACCTTGCTAAACTACTTGGTATGGCAGACAAGAGAACAGTGCCTCAAGTGTTCCTTGGTAGTACTTACATCGGGGGCTACCACGCTCTTGAGGACTATTTAACCTAAACTCTAAAACACCTAAGCATGTGTATAAACTGCTCTTGACAACAAGCTATAAAAACGTTATAATTAACTATAAGCTTTACTAAAGGAGTGCGTAATGATAGACAAGTTTAGGTTTTGGCTCTCGTTTCAACTACTCATGTTAGGAGTTAAGGTTGCTCCTAGTGTAATTGTACAAGAGTGGATTAAACATGGTCTTAGAGTAGCTGGTACAGGAATCGAAAAAGACCTTCTAGAAGATAATGAAATGGAAAGCAACAATGAATACCTTTGAGATTAAGATGACAATCCTTTCAATCCTTGGTGAAGCATCGTCTAAAGAAAAAGCAGAGGAACTTTACCAGTGGGCTATGGAAGAGGTTGAACTTGAAAGTAATGAAGCAGAAGTAACTACACTTAAGACAGTACAGTAACATGAAATACACCAGCGTAAAAACAACAAAGGGTGGGCAGAAGAGGTGGGTCTTCACTCCTCCAACGGAACCTCGGTTGGCTGGTGTTGTTAAGTCTCAAACCTTTTCAGATGGAAGAACAGCTAGGTTTGAAATACCAAAACTGATCGAAAAGGTTGAGGCTTACAGACGGGGAGAGCTAGTCGAAGGTGGTGTGGGTCCGAGTTCAAAGATTAAACACATAGTAAAT